GAGCAAGCTGGCGCGGCGCCGACCTCGGCAGACAAGAATCTGGCCATTGCCCAGGCCGCTGCCACCCAAGGCGTGGACATGGCCCTGTTCGGCGACTTCTCGGAAGAGGGTATCGCCAGGGGCGTGGCTGCGCTGGTGGACCAGCGTGCTGCAGCACTGGTGGACGCGCGACTGGCCCAGGCCATGCAGCCGCTCCAGCAGCGCGAACAGCACAGCGCCCAGCAGGCGCACGAAAACGCGATCTACGCGGCCCACGCCGACGCGGACGAAATTGCCGACTCTGCCGAGTTCAAGCAGTGGGTGGATGCCCAGCCTGCTTTCGCGCGCGCAGCCGTGGCCAATGTCCTGCAGAACGGTTCCGCTGCGGAGATCGTGGAAGTCTTCAGCACCTTCAAGGGCGCAAGGCCTGCCGCAGCTCCTGCCGCGAGCCCAGCCGCGCCTGCCAATGCCGTGGACGCGGCTGTGGCAAAGGCGAAGGCTGGTGCCGAGCAAGCCGTGCCGGTGAGTCTGTCCGAACTGACGGGCGCGGCTGCTGGTGCCAGCGAAGCGGAGCGCGCGCAGGCACTGGCCGGCAACCCCGCGGCGCTGCTCAACGTGATGAGCGGTATGTCGCCGGCGAAGATCGATGCCTTGATGAACAGCTTGGCGTGAACGGCTGAATTTATTTTGAAACCCGGGCCACCTCGTGATGAGGCAGCCCTCTCCCCAAGACGGAGGACATATGTCCGGAAAAACCAATGTGGCAACCGGTTCGCCGAATGCCCAATTCGTCCAGGCTGCCGGGCTGTTCGCTCAGTCCATGCAGCGCAATTCGACGCTGAACCGCATGGTGGGCACTGTCCCCCAGGGCGAGGCTCACGTCAGCGCCGTGCTGAGCAAGCAGACCTCCACCGACATGCCCATCGTGCGCACGGTGGACCTGACACGCGGAAAGGGCTCCGAGGTGGAGTTCCACTTCGTGCAGCCCACCAATGCCTATCCCATCATGGGCAGCCGCATGGCCGAAGGCAAGGGCACGGGCATCGAGCTGGACAACGGCCGCGTGCGCGTGAACCAGGTCCGCTTCCCGGTGGACATCGGCGACACGATGACCGACATGAATTCCCCCGTGGAATTCCGTCGCATCGGCCGACCCATTGCGCTGTCGCTGATGAACGGCTACCAGGACCAGCTGATGCTGACCCACTTGGCCGGCGCGCGCGGCTTCCACGACAACATCGAATGGCGCCTGCCTACCGAGGCACATCCGCAGTTCGCGGAATTCGCCATCAATGAAGTGAAGGCGCCCACACGCAATCGCCACTTCGTCGCGGATGGCGATGCCATCAAGACCGTGGCCGCCAACGCGGGTGAGCTGGACATTGCATCCACCGACGTACTCGGCATGGATGTGGTGGACAGCATTCGCACGACGATGGAATCGATCCCGCTGCCGCCGCCTGCCATCAAGATCCCCGAGGACAAGGTGGCCGAGGATTCGCCGCTGCGCGTTCTGCTGGTCTCGCCCGCGCAATACCACGCCTTCGCCCAGGACCCCGGCTTCCGCCAGTTCCAAGCGAACGCCCTGGCACGCGCGTCCAAGGCCAACAACCACCCCCTGTTCCTGGGTGAAGTGGGCCTGTGGAACGGCATCTTGATCTGCAAGATGCCCAAGCCCATTCGCTTCTATGCCGGCGACACGGTGCGCTACTGCGCCTCCTACGAGACCGAGACGGAAAGCACCTGCGTCGTCCCCGCCTCGTTCGGCACCACCCACGCAGTGGACCGCGCGATCCTGCTGGGCGGCCAGTCCCTGGCCCAGGCTTTCGGCAAGTCCAAGCACGGCGGCATGCCCTTCTTCTGGAGCGAGAAGGACTTCGACCACGGCGACAAGCTGGAGCTGTTGATCGGCGCGATCATGGGCGTGTTCAAGATCCGCTGGCTGGTGTCGCAGGGCAACGGCAAGAAGCACTACACCGATCACGGCGCGACGGCCATCGACACGGCTGTGCGCATCATCGGCGAGCGCAACTGACGCGCCCCAGGGCGGGCGGTCAGCTGATCGCCTGTCCTCCGCTGAGTTCTTCACCATTTCATCGGAGGCCAACATGGCAACCATCACCAAAGTGCAGTCCGCCAGCAATCGCTTGGGCGCGACGCCGTGGGGCAACCTGAGCGCCCTGCATTACACCCTGGCCACCAACGCGGCCGGCGCGGCCCTGGGCGGCGACATCCTGACGCCCGCCATCCAGGGCACAAAGATCCGCCTGGGCCTGCTGCCCGCTGGCTTCAAGCTGATCGACAGCCTGGTCGTCGTTGCCGTTGGTATGACGGCATCCGTCACCGCCAAGATCGGCTTCGAGTATGCCGACGGCGTGGACGTGCCGGCCGTGCCCCAGGACGACGACTACTTCGGCGCGGCCGTGAACCTGGCCGCCACGGCGCGCCTGCGCAACGCCACTGCCAACCCGGTCATCACGCTGCCCAAGGATGCCTACCTGATCCTGACCGTGGGCGGCGCGGACAACGCCAAGGCCAGCGCGCTGGACGTGGTCGTGCTGGGCGTCCCCGAAGGCGTGGCCTGACCGAAGCCGCGCTCGCGGCGATGAACCATGCAGCAAGCCGGCCTGTCCGGCTTGTTTCACATGAACGGAGCGAATCATGAAGTTCGACAAGCTGGAATACACGGGCAAGAAGCCCTATCACGACCGTCAGGCTGCCACCCATTGGCAACCTGGCGATACCAAGCGGGTGCCCGAGGCCGTCGCGCGCAAGCTTTTGCGCTTCGTGGAATTTAGCCGCGCGCCCGTCGCTCAGCAGCAGGCAGAGCAACTGCAGCCAGCCGACCAGCAGGGCCAGCACGTGCAACAGCCTGACACCACGCAGACGCAGGACGATGCTGCGCTCCAGCAGGCCCAGGCCGCCCAGCAGCAGGCAGAGCAGCTGCAGCAGCAAGAGCGCGCGGCCACCGAGGCCATGCTGCTGACCATCGAGGGCATGGACAAGGGCGCCCTGGCCGAGTACGCCGCAAAGTACGAGGTCAAGCTGGACGCGCGCAAGGGTGAGGCCAAGATGCGCGCCGAAGTGGCAACCCTGATCGAGCAGTTCGGAGCCCGCTGACATGAACCTCAAAGACCTGATCGCGCGGTTCCGGGTCGCGGCCGATGATGAGGTCGAGACCTATCGGTGGACTGACAAGAAGATCACCATGTGGCTGAACGACGCGGTGGCCGAGGCCGCGGTGCGCGGGCGGCTCCTGCTGGAATCCAGCCTTCCGGGAATTTGCCGCATTGCGGCCAAGGAAGGGCAGAGCACATACCAGCTGCACCCGGCGCTCTACGAGATCACGCACCTGTCCTATGCATGCGACGGTGCGAGCGAGCCGCAGCAGCTGGACCTGGTCTCCACTGAATGGCTGGACCGCAATCAACCGGGGTGGCGCCACAAGCGCATGGACCGTGTGCGATGGGCCGTGCAGAGCGAAGGCGCCATTCGCCTGGTGCCGGCACCGCCGCGCGACGGCCAGATCATGCTGGAAGGCTACCGGCTGCCCTTGAGCGAAATGCGATCCGGGGCCGACGTGCCCGAGATCCATGCCTTCAGCCACGACAAGCTGGTGCTCTGGGCGCTGCATCGCGGCTTTTCCCAGCCCGACTCCGAGGCCTTCGACCCGACTCGTGCCGAGTTGTCCGAGCGCGAGTTCAGCAAGTATTTCGGCCGGCGCCCCGATTCCGACATGCGTCGGGAGACGCGAGAAGACGTGCCGCACGTCACCGAATCCATCATCCTCTGAAAGGCCCGCCATGTTCGGCTTTCACCCTGACAAGAAGGCGCCGCCGGCCCCGCAGCCCAAGCTGGGCTTTCGCACGCGCAACCAACGCCAGAGCGAGGCGCTGGCCCAGGCCCAGAACCAGGCCCCCGACTCCATCCCCGGCATGTTCAAGCCGGGCGAGTTCGTTCTGCCCCCCGATACCGTGCACGCCATGGGCGGCGCGGGCGCGCTGCAGGCTGCCGTCGATGCCACCCACACACCCGCTGCTGAAGAGGCATGGGTGCCGCGGGGCTTCAAGCCCAAAGTGTTCTTCGCCAATGGCGGCCGGCCTGAGGACCAGATTCCCCTGGGCGGCCAGCGCCCGGCGCCGGCTCCCGACGGCTCCCAGGACAACCCGATGAATTCGGATCTGGGCCGCAATGTGACCAACACCCTCAACGCCCTGGGCGGTGGTGCGGCCGGCGCATCTGGCGCTGTGGCACGCGCCGTGGACGCGGGCATTGGCGCCAATGCGGCGCTGGGCGCTGGACGTGCAGCAGGTTTTGCGAGCCGGGCTTCGTCCACTGCGGCGCCCCTTGGTGTGCCAGCCGCGGGCGCCGTGGGGCTGGGCGCGGCATACGAGGCTGATCGGCCTGTGGGTGGACTGCCGTCCAACCGCGCGAGCAGCCCTGCAACTGCTGGGACTTCGCCGGCAGGAACCACGCCAGCCTCCGGCACGCCCGGCTCAACGATGGGCCCGCCAAGCTATCTGGCCGGCACCGGCCGCCCCGGCGCGGACCAGGTCATGCCCGGCGTATTCCGCACCGGCAACAGCTACGGCGACAGCGAACAGGCCGCCATCCTGGGCGCCGAGCCGCGCGGGCTTCCTTCCTGGCGCAACCAGAATGCAGCCAACAACCTGGCAGGCCAGCAGCAAGCCGAATCCATGGGGCGCGTGCAGGCCGCCATGGCGCCGCCGCCGACATCGCCCGTCCAGCGCGTGGCCATCATGGGATCCGGGGACGCGCGCGGCTTTCGCCGTGCCAGCCACCTTCGCGCAGCAGATCGCGGCGACCAGGCTCGCCTGCAGGAGGCCCAGCGCTACGACACCCGCCTGGGCTTCACCGCCGGCCAGCAGCAGCTGGAGCGAGACCGCATCGCGGCCGACACCTTCCGCACAGCACGCGGCTTCAATGTGGACCAGCAACGGCTGGACACCGAGCGACGCCTGGCGGACTCGGAGATCACGGCGCGCGGCTTCAAGTCCCGGGCCCAGCGCCAGGAAGAGCTGCTGCGCAATACCTTCCTCGACCCCAACGCTACACCCCAGCAGCGTCAGCAGGCCCAGCAGTCCCTGCGCGCGATCAACGGCGAGGCAGATCCTTCCCAGTGGGCTCTGCAGGTCACCCCGGCCACCAAGAACGCCGACGGTTCCACCACGGAATCCAGCGTCTACCGGATCAATAAGGCGACAGGGGATGTGCAGCGGGTGGATGCGGGTATGGCGGGCGGGCCCAAGACCATCACGAACGACGACGCGGGCCGCCGTGCCCTTGCCGCGCTCCCCTCGGGCTCGGTGTATGTCGGCCCCGATGGCAAGCAGTATCGGAAGGCTTAATTCAGAGGGACGGCGTCGCGCTTCCACCAGTCGAGCTGTCCCTTGAATTCCTCCAGCACCCTGACCACATCGGCCGTGGAGCCTTTGGTCAGGGCTTGCTCCCGGGCCTTGTCCTGCGTCACCCAGGCCCAGAAGTCCTTCCGGGCAAACAGCGCATCGGCGTCCGGGTGAGCGGCGTAGATCTTCCGGTAGTGCGTCTCCAGCTTCAGCAGGTCTGCATCGGTCTTGACGGCCGGGTGCTGCGCGCGAATCTCCGCAGACAGCGGGTAACGCTCGCACATGTCCGTCGGGCCTGCGCTCGGCGTGTACAGGCAGCCGCACGCGCGCATGATCATCCCAGCCGCCGGCTGCCAGGATGTGTCGCGCGCCTTGTCCAGCGTGCATTGCTCTGGTGACTTCGGGCCCAGCAGGCCACGGCCCGAGCCGCGGCGCACATCAAAGAAGCGATCAGGGTATTTCGAGCCGCACAGGTTTAGCGCCGCAGCATGTGCGGGACCGTTCTTCACCCCGGGCAAGTTGTCCAGCAGGCAAGTCGCGTAGTCCGCCGCCAGGGCAGGCGTCCCAAGCGCGGCCAGCGCGGCGGCAACCATCAACATCTTCACAGCTCCCATAGCTCCCATAGCTCCTCCTGTTGGCGGGACTGTAGCAGGCGTCCCCCGTCCAGGGTTTGGCAAAAGACTTGACATGAAAAGAATGGGAGACCTTGTCCAACCCGTTCAAGGAGCACGCCATGTCCTGGGCCATCCCCGCCTTGTCGCACGAAACCCGCGACACTATCTCCACCCGCGAAGCGGCATTCCACCTGCGTCGATCTCCCGCGACCTTGCATGCCTGGTCCTGCGGTAGCCGCAACGGCCCCATCCAGCCCGTGCGCGACGGCGGCCAGCTGCGCTGGCGCGTGGCCGATATCAAGAACCTGCTGGGCGTGGAGGGCTGAGCAATGAACTCGAAAGCAATGCCCACCCCCATCGTTGCCCTGCTCGACAAGGAGCCGCTCGCGGCCTCCGATGCTTTGGCCGCTGGCGTGGCTCTGTCGCACGCGAA